TTCGCGGCGTCAATTGTGCCGTTTTGCTGGGGTAGGTCGCCGGCTTGATTGTGGCGCCAAATTTGATTGTCGGGTAAGCGCGCGATTGTCTCGCAGAATTCACCCCAGGACGTGCCGCGCGTTTTCATTGTCACGGCGGCCCAATGGAGCGCCAGTGGCCCGCTGGCTGCGTAACATTCGGCCTTCATTTTGCAATCGGCCGGGCATGAGTCGCGCTCCGTCGTTGATACGGGGATCGGGCCGGTTTTGACGTTCGCGCTTTTTAATGTTAAGTGTACTTGCATGTTATTTTACCAATACGTCAAAATACGCCAGGGCGCCAATAGTGAGCGCGGCCGCGATAACGACGGCCGCCAGGATATCTAATAATGCTTTTTTCATGTTGTTTTGCCTTTATGTTATTGGCCGGCTTTGCGCCGGCCGGTTTGGTTTAATAGTTCCATGCCTTGGTGTTTTTAGCAGCGGCCCACTTTTTAGCTGCTACTTTGCTGTCAAAATATGCCGACTCTATCGGCGCGCCTTGCAGCGCTGGCGTCGCGGTTATGTAGCAGATAAATTTGTATCCTGACTCTTTGCGCGCTTTGAAAATGTGTGAGTAGATCATTGTTTGCCTTTAGGTTAGTTGATACCGGCTTTTCGTTTGCCAGTGTAGCTATTGTAAGGGAATTATTTACACTGTCAACAACTATTTTACAGTTATGCAAAAATTGCATAATCTTGGGTCATTTGGGTCGCGCTTAGGTTATGCATTCGCGCTGCGATGACCTAAGCGCCAGCGCCCGCCAATATTGGAAAGCATTGTGTTTTAGGTCATTTGGGTCATTAAATACAAAAAACAAAATAGACAATTTTTATATAAGGGTTAACACCTAGTAAACCATGCATGCTACGCGCACGCCGCATCCCGCGCCGATTTTTATTGCGTGACAAAATGACCCAAATGACCCAAAGCCTGGGCGCCAGATCTGCGCTTTTGGGTCATTTGGGTCATTGCTTTTTGTGTGACCCAAATGACCCAATGGTCATTGGCCAGCGCCGCCAGCTTGCAATTTAAAACAGTGACCCAAATGACCCAAATGACCCAATGGCCGCCGGCCGCATGCCTACCCTGGCGCGCCAGCTTGCAACATGTGGCCAGCCGGCCAGCCAGCCAACACGCGGCGCCAGCCGCGCGCCTAGATAATCGGCGGCCGGCTTGCCTAATGCCTGGCTGCACAATGCGCGCGGCCATGGGGTAGGCAGGGCCAAGCCCATAGGTCCGTCAAAAACGTACGGGTCACGAACAATTTTTTTTATTGTGTAGAATAAAGCCACGTGCAACCAGCATGGAGAACACATGTTCCATTCAATACCATTTACACCGCGCAACGTGCAAGCGACAGAGTCACGCTTGAAAGCGGTGTACGACGCAGCCAAACTTGGCCTCAAAGGCGACACCCTAGCGCTGGCCGCTGGCATGCTCCCCGCCGAATACCGACAACTCACGCAACTTGACCCCGTTGTGGAAATGGCTGCGCAAAAAGGCAAAGCCGACGGCGAGATTGAAATGGCCAACATCATGCGCGCCGCAGCCTTAGAAGGCGACGCCAAGATGGCGCTAGAAGTTTTGAAACATCAGCACGGCTGGGTGGCCAAGCAAGCCATATCTGTCGAAGTGGATCAGCGCATATCCATCACAGGCGCGCTGGCCGAGGCAACCAAACGGGCCCTGACAATAGACGACGCAAATATCATAGAAGCACAAGTCAATGCAATCGACCATATACAGCGCTGAAGACGAACAAGAGTTAATGGCGCGTCTGTGGGCGCCAGCGATCAAGGACAACCCGTTAGCGTTTGTAATGTTTGCGTTTCCTTGGGGTCAGGCAGGCACACCGCTTGAGCATTTCAAAGGCCCGCGCAAATGGCAGCGTGAGGTGCTGACCCAGATCGCCGAACATATCAAGCAGAACCAAGGCAAGATAGACTTTGACACCTTGCGCACCGCCGTAAGTTCTGGCCGTGGTATTGGCAAGTCGGCCTTGGTCAGTTGGATCACAATCTGGATGCTGTCCACGCGGATCGGCTCAACAACCATTATTTCCGCTAACTCAGAATCTCAACTCAGAAGTGTCACATGGGCCGAGATTACCAAATGGCTGGCCACTGCTATCAATAGCCACTGGTTTGAGGTGTCGGCCACGCGGGTGATGCCGGCCAAGTGGCTCACCGAATTGGTCGAACGTGATCTTAAGAAAGGCACACGCTACTGGGGCGTGGAAGGCAGGCTTTGGTCAGCCGAAAACCCCGATGCGTACGCTGGCGTACACAACTTTGACGGTGTGCTGGTGGTGTTTGACGAAGCAAGCGGTATCGACGACAGCATCTGGGCGGTGACGGCTGGTTTCTTTACCGAGAACACGCCCAACAGGTTCTGGATGGCGTTTTCTAATCCGCGCCGCAATACAGGCTACTTTTACGAGACTTTTAACAGCAAACGCAACTTTTGGACGACCAAAGTGGTGGATGCCAGGACTGTCGAAGGCACAGATAAACAGGTATACCAGGGCATTATTGACGAATATGGGCCAGATTCTAGCCAAGCGCACGTCGAGGTCTACGGCATGTTCCCCTCTGAGGGCGACGACCAGTTCATACCGGCCCATTTGGTCGATGAGGCAATGAAACGTGAGAAATACCAGGATGCCAGCGCCCCGATTGTGATTGGCGTTGACCCCGCGCGCTTCGGCGCCGACGCAACGGTGATCGCTATCAGGCAAGGGCGCGACATTGTGCGCATTGACAGGCACAGAGGCGACGACACCATGACGGTGGTGGGCTACATCATCGAGGCAATCGAGGAATTTAAGCCAACGCTTGTGGTAATTGACGAAGGTGGCCTAGGCGCCGGTATTGTCGACCGCTTGAAAGAGCAGCGCTACAAGGTCAAGGGCATTAACTTTGGGAATAAGTCTAAAAACCCCATCATGTACGGCAATAAACGGGCTGAAATGTGGGGGTCGATGAAAGATTGGCTTAAAACTGCTGCAATACCACTTGACAGATTTCTTAAAACCGATCTAATTTCGCCTATGATGAAGCCCGACTCTAAGGGCACGATTTTTTTAGAGTCAAAAAAGGACATGAAGGCTAGAGGCTTGGCCTCGCCTGATGCGGCTGACGCGATATGCGTGACTTTTGCGTATCCCGTGGCTCATCGTGAGTACAATGAGATTGTTAAGCGCCGGTCTTATGCCGGCAGCGCTGGGATTACAACTTCTTGGATGGGGTCTTAATGGCTAAGAAAAGCGTTTCATTATCTGTCGGGCGAGGCGAGAAGTTGCCGGTGTCTAAGGGCGCGGGCTTGACAGCCAAAGGCCGTGAGAAGTACAACCGTGAAACTGGCAGTAACTTAAAAGCGCCAGCACCTAATCCTAAGACCAAAGCCGACCAAGGCCGCAAGGATTCATTTTGTGCAAGAATGGGCGCAGTGGCAGCCAACGCCAAAGATGGCGAACGCGCTAAAGCAGCCCTTAAACGATGGAAGTGTTAGTATGAAAAAGCCCGGACTCTATGCCAATATCGCGGCAAAACGTGAGCGTATCAAAGAAGGCAGTGGCGAAAAAATGCGTAAGCCTGGCGCCCCCGGCGCACCAACAGCCAAAGATTTTAAAGAATCGGCTAAGACGGCAAAGAAAAAATGAGTTTTACCAAACCTATTGGCGTTGCGTATCTTGACCAAGATATTGATGGCGGCGTCATTGGAAAAACCAACCCCCAGTTTATGCGTGGCACTACGGTGTACGCCACCGAGGAGTTGGGTTATTGTTCGTGCGCTTTTGGTGAAGTAACTCAGTTGGTTAGCAAATCCACTGCTGTGACGCTAAACACTCCGACTGGGCGCATTACTATGGACGATGCGTCACTAGGCAATAATTCAACAGTCATTTTTCGCATGAACAACAGCACTATTAAAACCAATGATGTGTTAATCTTAAACATATCGGGCGGCGTGGCTGGCGTAGGTCAATATTTGGCGTATGTTGGCGATATTGGTACAGGCTATGCTGACATTGCATTGGCTAACCGCAAAGGTGGCGGCGGCTCTTTAAGTGAAGCTGTAAAAATCACCTTTAGCACTATCCATAACCGCGACGAATAAGGACAACTATGCCACTGGTTAAATCTAAAACACCCGAAGCCTTTCGCAAAAACGTGAAAGCTGAAGTTGCCGCAGGCAAACCCGTCAAGCAAGCCGTGGCCATTGCTTACTCGGTTAAACGCGAAGCTGCCAAACCCAAGGGTAAAAAATGAATTTCAAGCCGTTAAAAGATTGTGTTTTGATTGAGCAAGAAATTGAAAAGCAAGGATTGATTGTTGTGCCGCAGTCCAAACTGGCGCAGGGTTTTGTCCGAGCAGTTGGCCAAGGCAAGCGCACAGAAGATGGCGCTTTGATACCGATGGACATCCAAGTTGGCGATCATGTGCTGTTTGGTGAATTTTCTGGACAAAAAGTCAAGCACGAAGGTAAAGAATACCTTATGATGCGTGAACCCGATGTGATTGGAGTTTTTAATGGCTGATCCTACCGGCATCGTAGCCGCAGCAGCAGTCGCTGTTGGCGGTTCGGCCAGAGACAAAAGTAACGCCGACATTTTGGCGACTGCTAGGTCACGCCTTGACATGGCGATGTCTGCGCTTTCTGAGTCCCGTGAAGACGAAATTGACGACTTGCGCTTTTATGCTGGATCGCCTGACAACCAGTGGCAGTGGCCGGCCGATGTGCTGGCTACTCGCGGCGCGGTGCAGGGTCAAACAATTAACGCACGTCCCTGCCTGACAATCAACAAACTGCCGCAACACGTTCGTCAGGTGACGAATGACATGCGCCAGAATCGGCCAGGGGCCAAGGTTATTCCCGTAGACGACAAAGCTGACTTACAAGTTGCTGAAATCCTCAACGGCATGATTCGCCACATTGAATACATCAGCGACGCTGACGTTGCATACGACACGGCATGCGAGAACCAAGTGGCTTATGGCGAAGGCTACATTAGGCTGTTGACCGAATACTGCGACGACGACAACTTTAATCAAGACATTAAGATTGGCCGCGTTCGCAACAGCTTTTCGGTCTACATGGACCCGATGATCCAAGACCCAACAGGGTCAGACGCCAAGTATTGTTTTGTTACCGAAGATGTATCCAGAGAAGACTATGAGCGCATGTACCCCGATGCAGCGCCCATTACAACTTTGCAATCTTTGGGTGTAGGCGATCAGTCAATATCCAACTGGCTCAATGAAGACACAATTCGCATTGCGGATTACTACTACATTGATTATGACCGCACTACATTGAATTTGTATCCAGGCAACGCTACAGCGTTTGAAGGTACACCCGAAGACAAGATGCTTCGCCAAGCCTATGGCAAACCCAAGCGCACACGCGAATCTGACCGCCCCCGTGTTCGGTATTGCAAAATCAATGGGTATGAAATTCTTGAGCAAAACGAATGGGCTGGCAAGTACATTCCCGTGGTTCGCATTGTTGGCAATGAGTTTGAAGTTGACGGCAGAATCTACATCAGTGGCCTTGTGCGTAACGCCAAGGATGCCCAGCGCATGTACAACTACTGGGTTAGCCAAGAAGCCGAAATGTTGGCTCTGGCTCCCAAAGCACCGTTCATTGGTTATGGTGGCCAGTTCGAAGGTTATGAGGAAAAATGGAAGACGGCCAACACAAACAACTGGCCTTATTTGGAAGTCAACCCCGATGTGACCGACGGCCAAGGCAGTGCATTGCCGTTGCCCCAACGTGCCCAGCCACCAATGGCTTCGTCTGGTTTGTTGCAGGCCAAAGCTGGCGCATCTGAGGACATCAAGTCCACAACGGGCCAGTACAACGCATCATTGGGTCAAGGCGGTAATGAGCGTTCTGGCAAAGCCATTCTTGCGCGTCAGCGTGAGGGCGACGTAGGTACTTACCACTATGGTGACAACTTGACTCGCGGCGTTCGCCACATTGCCCGTCAATTGGTTGATCTGATCCCTAAGATTTACGATACCCAGCGTATTGCCCGCATTATTGGGGAAGACGGCGTGACCAAGATGGTTAAGATTGATCCAGAGCAGGAAATGCCGGTGCGTGAAATACGCGACCAAGAGGGCATTTTGATTGACAAGATTTATAACCCTGGTGTCGGTAAGTACGACGTTGTGGCTACAACGGGGCCGGGCTACGCTACCAAGCGCCAAGAGTCACTTGAGGCAATGGGCATGTTGTTGCAGGGCAACCCGCAGCTGTGGTCAGTGGCTGGTGATTTGTTTGTGAAGAACATGGATTGGCCTGGGGCGCAAGAAATGGCCAAACGTTTTGCCAAAACCATTGATCCGAAGTTCCTCAGTGACGGTGAAGACTCGCCTGAGTTGCAGGCAGCCCAGCAGCAGATTCAAGCAATGAGCCAACAAATGGATCAATTGGTTGGAATGATTGACAATGTAAACAGTTCTGAGATTGTTCGCACAAATGAGATCAAAGAGTTTGAAGCCATGATTAAGGCGTATGCGGCTGAGACACAGCGTATTTCTGCTGTTCAAGCCGGCATGTCGCTAGAACAAATTCAAGATATTGTGATGGGCACAATTAGCGGCATGATTACCAGTGGTGATCTTGTAAGCGAGATGCCCGGCCGTGACCCAATGGGCGGTGAGATGATGCCACCTGAAATGATGCCGCCCGAAGGAATGCCACCACAAGGAATGCCACAATGAAAGCCGCTGAATTTATAGGTTTGTTGTTTTTAGCTAGGGATGTCACTCACTCGGTGCATCTGAACACACGCAGCTATTCCAAACATAAAGCGCTGAACATTTTTTATGAACGCATTGTTGGTGCAGCCGATGACTTTGCTGAAGCCTATCAGGGCAGGAACGGGCTGATTGGGCCAATTACACTGCACTCTGTTAAAAAGACAAATAATGTTATTGAATTCTTGGAAGATTCGCTCAAACAGATCGAAGATGCAAGGTATGAAGTGTGTGATAAGTCTGACAGTTCATTGCAGCAGTTGATTGACAACATCATTGAGGTTTACTTGCGAACCCTTTACAAGTTAAAATTTTTGGCGTAAGTTAAACGCTATGGTATATTTAAGGCATAAGGAGCCATCATGGAACTTTTAAAACCTCTAGCCGACACGGTATTCCCTGCCGCAACTGCTTCGTATACTGGCTCGGCTGGCTCGACCACTACATGGGCGGCTGGCCCTCAAGGTGTCGTAATTTGGTCAACAACCCCCTGCTATGTGGTGGTGGGTGAAGGCGTTACGGCTACCACCGCAAGCACCCCGATTCCCGCATTTACACCCATCCCGTTCAGTGTGCCCGCTGGCACAGGCGCTCCTTGGCGCGTCAGCGCAATCCAAGTGAGCGCGGGCGGTTCGATTTATTGCAAAGCGATAAACATCCAATGAGTTTTGGGATTGCTGTCAGAAACGCTGTGTCAATTGGGCTTGGCGGCATCGCCACGCTTTTTTCAGGCACTTTCGACAACAGCTTGACAGTAGATAATTTACTGACAGAATCTGGAGCAAACCTTGTGCAAGAAAATGGCGACTATATCCTTTTGGAGTGATTAAATGGCTGACTTAAAAATTTCCCAGTTGCCAGCGGCAACAACCCCGCTGGCAGGCACGGAAGTTCTGCCAATTGTCCAAGGCGGTAGCACTGTCCAAGTGTCAGTCAACAACCTGACGACAGGCAAAGCTGTTTCAGCGTCTACTGTCACTGCTACCACCGTAACGGCAACTACGTTTGCGGGTAGCCTAGACACAAACGTAGCTGCTGCCGGCGTGACTTTAGCTGGTACAACACTTGCCGCCGATGGCACAGACACAGATATCAGCTTGACGCTTACCCCTAAAGGTAGCGGCGTAGTAACTACTGCTGCTTCATACAGCGATGGTGCTGGAAAACTTCGCGCAATTCCTCAATCTGGCGCGGCCAAAGTAGCCAGCTACACATTGGCAGTAACCGATGTAGGCGAGTTTATTGAAATTGGAACAAGCGGCGCGATTGTTATTCCGGACGCTACATTTGCTACTGGCGATGCGGTTGTTCTTTTTAATAACACTTCGGGTAACATTACAATTACTTGCACTATTACAACCGCATATTTAGCCGGCACCGACGCGGATAAAGCAACTCTTACGCTAGCCACACGCGGCGTGTGCAGCATATTGTTCATTAGTGGTACTGTTTGCGTTGTGTCAGGAAACGTATCATGAGTGGCATAATGCTTGCTTTTGTGGGCGGTGGGAGCGCGTTAAAAATTGGCGATGCTTTTGGCGGTGGATTTTTTGCGGGCCAAATCTCGACCGCTGGTAACGGCATTGCCGATTACAACTTAGTTATTGGCCCAGTAGCATCCGCACAAAATGGTAGCAAGCAGTGGAAAACAACTAACACAACAACTGCTGGGACATCATCAGTTATTAATGGGCCAGCTAACAGTACAGCAATGAACAACGCTTCACATCCAGCAGCGCAGTTCTGCGAAGGATTAACCATTGGTGGGTTTTCTGACTGGTACATGCCAGCCAAAAACGAGCTTGAAATCTGTTATTACAATTTAAAACCCACTACAACGAGCAACAACACGGCATCTGGCATTAACACTAACGCCGTTCCAAGCAGAGGTGTTAATTACACCGAGGAAACGCCTGCTCAAACTTCTTCTGCTGCTTTTAAAAACACAGGCGCAGAAGATTTTGCAGCATTGGAAGATTACTGGTCTAGTACAGAAAGCGGCGTACAAATCGCTTTTCTACAGGGTTTCAGTACTGGCCTTCAAGCCACCCAGGATAAAGACCGCACCATGTATGTTCGCGCCGTTCGTAGGGTAGCGGTATAAGGATAAATTATGAAATACATTTGCATCACCGAAGTAGACGCAGTAACCAAAATAGTTTGTACAGCAGAACCACAGCGCACAGGCCCATCCATGCCAGCTATCAAAGGTTGGACTCATATATGGCACGACAGTTCTACATGGCCTGTTGAAGTTGCACCTGATGGCACATACCTGAGAGCGCCAAGATACTATGGCACTTGTGATGACGATGCCGACACTACCATTGCGGGTGTCTTGCAGGTCTTGACTGAGGTAGAGTACACCGCCCTCAGAACCGCAGAACACGAAGCCCGTAGACCTTACCCGTCTTGGATTGGCTATTTGGACACAATGACATGGGGCGCGCCTGTAGCAAGACCTGTGGACTCAGTTACAAACGGGGGCAATGTGCGTTACAAGTGGGATGAGGCAACGGTCAATTGGGTTGTAGCATAAAAGAACTTTTTTTTTATATAGCGTAAGATAAAGCCGGGAATAAATCATGATTGCCACACTCAGCCCGTCACCAAAAGTACAGTTTTTTACGGCTGCGGGAGTTCCCTTGGTCGGCGGCAAACTGTTTACGTATGCCAGTGGGACTACGGTTCCTTTGGCTACCTATACCGACAGCACCGGCAACACTGAAAACGCAAACCCTGTCATTTTGGACTCGCGCGGCGAAGCAAATGTGTGGCTTGGCCCTTCGCGCTACACATGGCTGCTTAAAGATTCATTGGATAATCTGATTTGGACTGCGGCTGGTGTTAACAGCAGCCCAAGCGCTCAAACCACTGCGATAATTGCTAGTTCAGGACAAACGGTGTTTACCGTGCCTGAATACGGCCTTGGCGGTTATTTGATGGTTATTGTCGATGGACTCGTCAAAGAGTTTAATTACGACTATACTGAAACCAATACGACAACAATTACTTTTGCAACTGGCCTGACGGCTGGTCAGAGGGTTGTTACTCGAATGCTTTAAACCTTACCGGTGAGGTTCACCGGGGAATCCAAGGATTCATGTAATGACTGAAGAAGTCCAAGCCCTAGCGGAAGTAGACTCCGCGCCAACGAAGGATGTGACGGCCACACCTGAAGTTGCAGTATCTTCGCCGGAAGTAGCTGATAACCAGCCTGCCAAGACATTCTCGCAAGAGGAACTTGACGCTGCTATTGGCAAGCGCCTCGCAAGAGAACAGCGCAAGTGGGAACGTGAACAAGTTGCACGGCAAACCGTGCCAGTTGCTCCCAAGGAAATGCCGTCGATTGACAATTTTGAAAGCACTGATGCCTATGCGGAAGCACTGGCGCTCAGAAAAGCCGAAGAATTGATTGCTCAACGGGATCGCCAAAAGGAACAAGCTGAAATTGTAGAGGCTTATGGCGAACGTGAGGAAAAAGCACGGGACAAATACGACGATTTTGAAGATGTCGTGTACAACCCCAAGCTGCGAATCACCGACGTAATGGCTGAAACAATTCAGTATTCTGATCTTGGGCCTGATCTAGCTTATTGGCTAGGTTCAAACCCCAAGGAGGCTGAACGCATTGCCCGTTTGTCACCTATTTTGCAGGCAAGGGAAATCGGAAAGATTGAAGTCAGATTGTCTGACAATCCTCCGGTGAAGAAAACAACTTCTGCGCCAACACCTATTAGTCCGGTGACTGCGCGGTCTTCGGGAAG